AACCATGGGTCGATCATAATCGAGCACTTGAGGCTAATATTCGCTCAGTGCTTGATCCTGATCCAGCCGCCATTCGATGGGCGGTCGACGATTACATCGAACCTCTTATTCCAGCTCTGCAGAAATTCAAAGCTGAGCGGGAATATATCCGAGTACTTAACGTAGATGAATCACTAAATGGAATACCCAATGCGAATTATATGGGAGCAATCAACACGCTCTCATCCATGGGTATTCCATACAATCTACCTAAGTATGTGGTTCTAGTGAAGTTAGGATGTTATCCTGACGGACGCATGCGCTGGGGTCTTACACCAGAACTGCTAGTGGAGTATGAGCGAATGAAACACGCTTTTCTCCATGGTCTCCAGTACGATGTCTGGGGCAAAACTTGCCTTAAGGACGAAATTGTCTCAGAGGATAAAGAGAAGGTTCGACTCTTCTTTATCACTCAGGCCATTTTCACCATCTTGGTACGGCAGTATCTATTAGGCATTTGCGAATTTCTATCATGCAATCCAATCTTATCTGAGTGCATGGTTGGAATGAACTGTGCTGGACCTGACTGGGAAAAATTATGCAATCATATTTCTAGCATTGAGGCATCTGATGATATGGAAAGTGACTCAGACTACAAAGATTATGATCTGCGAAGATCTCAAGCTGTTATGTGTGCGATGCTTAAGGTTAACAGACGTTTATGCGAATCCATTGGTTACACACAGGATGATCTCAAGATTCTGGACGGAATCTTTGATTGTCTGCGTAATCCAGTTCTTAATTGGAATGGCACGCATCTCCGTATGTTCTTGTGGAGCTCAGGTAACTCTTTCACCGTGTATGGCAACAGTATGGAAAATTCACTGTACATGAGAATCAGTTTTTATCTCAACGGTTTGAGAGTGTTTGGATCGAAGAAATTTCATACACTTGGACCTTATAGGAAAAATGAGGCATTAGCTTGTTATGGCGATGATAACAAGAACAAGAGCCGGCTTGAGGTTAGAGCACTGACGTGCTTTTCTGCCAAGAAATGGTTCTTTGATAGCATTGGTATGGTTATTACTGATGCTCGTAAGTCTGCTACTCCGCCTGAATTCGTTCACTCCTCTGAGATTGATTTTCTCAAGAGGAAAAGTGTTTATCATGCGGCCCTCGGGACTACTGTAGGAGCTTTGGACAAACATTCCATCTATAAGATGGGTCACTCAGCGATGAAGAGTGGCCATGTTGAGATGGAAGACCTGGCCGTTCAAGCCTACAACTCCATGATGTTTGAAGCTTTCCTTCACGGGGAAGAATTTCATGAAACATTGAGGAGTCAGCTTAAGCTGGTTGCAGATGAAACGAAAATTTCATCTCCACAGCTAGATGTCTCATATCGAGATCGCGTTCTTGAGTGGCATCGAAAATACAGCTGGACCTAGGCAAGTCGTTAAACTGGCCCCCCGACCAGGTAATGTCATTAAACTACCACGGTGTTCGTCCATGCCGGTCCACGGAAAAGCAACAGGACCAATTTGTGTATGGTTAC